ATCAGCTGCCGCCGGCGCGCTTCAGGGCTTCGCCCTTCATTCCGGTGACGGCTTTGAAGGCGGCGCTGCGCGCTTCGTTCGAGAGCAGGGATGTCAGTGAGTATATTGCTATGTTGAAGGCGGATCTTAAGCCACCTCTGAGTGTTAAGCCGTTGAAGGAGCGCGTGGAACCTCAAGTGATTGTTTATCACGAGAAGGTGCTGTCGAGTTTGTACAGCAGCATTTTCCGCGTCATACGTGAGCGTCTTCTGAGTCTTTTGAAGCCGAATTTCAAGCTGGTGCTGATGAAAGGTCCGGAGGCTATCCGTGAGTTTATGCAGGATAACCATCCGTGGGGGGAGCCTTTCTTGCAGTTCTTGGAGAACGATTTCAGCAAGTACGACAAGTCACAGGGGGAGTTTGCGTTCAACCTTGAGGAATACATTTTCCGGCAGCTCGGGCTGTCGGAGGATTTGCTTAGTAAGTGGGTGGACGGTCATGTCAAGTGTTCAATCCGGGCTTTCTCCATCGGGCTTTCGCTGCACGTTATGTACCAGCGGAAGTCTGGTGACGCCACGACGGCATTGGGCAACGGGATTTTGAACATGGTGAGTGTGCTGTATGCTTACAGGGGCACCGATATTCGGTGGGCAGTGTTTATGGGCGATGATTCTTTGGTCTGTACCGGTAAGGTCGTGGTTGCGCGCGAGGCGCCCCAGATCTTGGCGGAGATCTTTAATTTGCAGGCGAAATTTTACATTACGGAGAAGCCGTATTTTGCTTCCACGTTCGTTTTGTTTCATGAGGATCGTAGGGCTGTTGAGATGGTGCCTGACCCGGTGAAGGTTACTCAGCGTATGGCGATGTCGGTGCCGGAGAGAGAACCGCGCTGGGAATCGCGTTATGAGAGTTCGAAGGAGACTTGGGAGGTGTTCAGTTACAGGCACAAGCTGGCAGGTTTGGGGGCTGCAGTGCGTGACAGGTATGCTGTGCCGCCTTCGGTCGTTTACGACTTTGATGCGTTGGGTAATGCTATTGCTACGTCTGTAGCGTCGTTTGAGAATTTCCGTGCGTTGCGTGAGGCGAGGTCCACGGTTATTCGTGATTGATGTGGACATTGTGTGTCGTTCATTCATTTGTTGTTGTTGTTGTGTTTCTTTCTAAGGTAGG